CTCTTTAGCAGCAGCAAGAGAAAGACCTTCACCTGCACCAACTTTTGTCATTGGAACACGGTGTGCCATAAGGATTTCTTGAAGATTTGATTTACGATACTTATCAAATGATCCATCTTGAATGCCATTTTCAACGGCTTCCATCTTAACTTCAACCTTAGAACCTGCATCATCTCCAGGAAGTGGAACAATAAGTGTTCTATGTGATTGACCACGAAGGTTGTTTTGAAAAAACTCAAATAACTTTGATTCAGCATCTCTTGATAATTTAGCACCCTTGATCCAGAAAATATATCTTGGAGTTGCCTTATTTTCAAAATATTCCAAGTTAAACTTAGAAGAAAACTCATTTCCAGCCATAGCATTTTTAGCAGGAACAATAGCAGGAACACCATAATATGTATTTGTTGGTGTGTAGTCAGCAATATGAATGATCTCATTTGGTCTTGGATCTACTCCAATAGGTGCTGGTGTATCTTCTTCATCGTGAAAGTTTTTAAAGAATGTAAACTTTCCACCAACAAGTTGAACAAATCCATCACGAAGTCTACGGACACGCATTGTTGGTGACGGTATATGACCAATATATCCAATCTCTCCAGTAGTTTTTCTACCGATTTCAATATAACCATTACCCGTTGTTGCAAAATCAAGATATACCTTTGTCAAGGTTTGAGTAAATGTATCATCATCATTTCTAGTATCAAGCCATTCCAAGATCTCTTCTTTTGCACGTTCTAGTTTTTTTCTGCTTCTATTAAGTTTTTCTGGACTATCTGACATATCTTCAAGCATTTGTTTAACTTTTAAGGAAGGTGTCAAATCATAACCCAAGCCAACAATATTAGTTACTTTTGCATTAATAGCAGCATAATTAGCAGATGACAGTTCATAGGTTTTGCTAAGAGAAATAAGATTATATGGTGGCTCTACTACGTCAAATAAGCCATATCCATATTGAAGATAAATAAGTTGCTTTGATTCTGCATCGTCACCGCCAATTCCATTTAATGGTGTTGCATATGTTGCTGAAGAAGCACCTACTTGTCCAGCTTTTTCAAGCTTTCTTTTAGCATTACGCTTAAAATTTTGATTAATTCCACGATACTTTAAAAGCTCATTAGATGGCATATTAAACTCATCTACTATTGCAATTTCTGCACTTTTTTGCAGACTATCAATAGCAATGTCACGACCCCAAATCATTTGGCTTTGTGGGACTTCGTTATCTTCCACTCTTTCGCTCATTTGCAAAAATTTCCTTCCAGTTATCTGTATCTCCATAAGGAGTTAGCCCTTCAGCCATTCTATTAATATCTTCTGCTGCCTGTTCATCGGTAACTCTACCAACGCCAGGCATAAACTTTGCTACACCATCTGGTTTACCCCAATATGCTGCTGCTTTTGCAAGAGAGCTCATATTTCTAATGTCGTGCTTCATTGAAGGAACATTAAGAGTATTACCATCATCATCCTTAAATGGCTCTCCATTTGGCAAGATCCAAACATAAATTCCATATTCTGCGGTGGACTCAACCGCCTCTACACCCTTTTTAGTATTATTCATACCACTATGATACCATTTTTACTCTGTTATTGCATATTGCGGTGCAGGTTTAGATGTTACTCTTTTTTGCAAACTTGCAAGTTTTGTTAGAGTAAGCTCTATTAATTTTACCGTTGCAGATGAAGAGTAAGAATAAACCTTTGTATCATTAATAGAATATACTTCACTTGTAGACAATGTTTGTTTTGTGAAAGTTACAGTATAAGTTTTTGCACTTCCATTTGGAATAGTAAAGGCTTCACTAGCCCCAGAAGTAACCTTATATAGGAAATACTTATGATCTGTAGTATTTCGCACAAGAATCATATCGTCATTTTTAATGTATTTTGATCCTATCTTTAATTTTTCTCTTTCATCTAAGTTGTCGTTGTAATTTTTATCTCTAAAATACAATGTTGCACCTTTTGCAATAGCAGTGGTTAGATTACTAGCCATTACAATTTTTGGAAATGGCTCAATAAAGCTAATAGGTGAGTTTTTAGGAACAGCTTGAATTAGTCCATATAATTTTGGCTTATATTTTGTATTTGGTGTATTAAACTTTATTGTTATAATGTTTCCACTTTTTGAAGCTACCGTTGCTCCTGGATCCAAATAACCAGATTTAACAACTTTATCTCCAACCTCAACTCCTGTTGAAGACGCAAGAGTAACTGGAGTAGAAATAAACTTATCCTTTGATCTTACTTTTGGAATATCTCCATCGTTAGTATTTGCTGTTTTAAGGTCTCTTTTATTTGCTTTAGCATCTAAAGAACTGATTGTTCCCAGCTCGTTTTTATTTTCTGCATCTACTCTGACACTTCCAGCAAGAAGACCTGATGTGTCAGAAACAAATATGTTTGCCTGACCCGTTGCTGCTCCAAGTTCTACCTTTTTTGTAATAATATCTGGCTTTGAATTTTTATATGTAATACTTAATGTTTCTGTAGCAAGACCACTTGCTAAAGCATCATATATATCACCAGAACTTAAAATATGGTCACACTGAACGCTTGAAAGACCCAAATCATTTTCATCTATTATGATGACCTCTTTTGATTTTGTTGACTTAAAATTACTTGTAATATTTCCAACAAAATTGTTATATAGATTATCTAATGATCCAAGACCACTATTTGTAGTAAGTTTTTTATCAAATATCATTAATTGATCAATATATATATTAGTTGTAAGAGGAGTTGTTGAATCGCCTAAAATTATTTGTACACTATTACTATTATTTATATAAAATGGAGTATTGAAAGTTAAAGTTATCATTTGCCATTCATCTAGTTTTGCTGTTGTAGACAGGCTTCCATTAATATAACTAAATATAGTTGACTGATCACTACCAATTATCGCTCCAGTATTTGAATTAATTGTAAATATAGTATCTTTTATTTTAATAATTTGTAAAGCTGATCCACTAGATTGTTTTTCAATATAAGCCATAAATGATACTGTACTAATTCCAGAACCTAACTGCATAACACCTGCCGTACCGTCTGTTAAATCACTATCTAAAATATAATAAAATCCTCCAGTTCCTGCAACATTGGTAAACCCTGTACCAGTAGCAGTAAATGTATACGCTCCTGAAGTTCCACCAATAGCACTAACAGTAACAGTCTTGTTATAACTTCCACCAGTTACACCTGAAATAGAAATTACTTGACCAACAGCAAATATCTGAGTAGTTAAAGGAGTAGTAAAAGTTGCACTTGTTGCAGAATTATAACTAGCTGAGGTAATTGTTGAAGTTGGAACAAAGCTATTAAAAGTAACATTATTACCACTAACTGAACTTATAGTTTTATTTAAAAAAGCAAAACCATTTGTTCCATTTATTTCAGAAACAGAAACTACATCTCCAGCAAGAAAAGGATTGTCTGATAAAGAATATGTTGTATTTCCGCTTGCAGTGGTTATATTAGCTATTTGTGCAAACTTCTGAACACTAGTAAAATTATGATTAATTTTTGCATATGAAGTTTTTAACTTAAGACCAGATTTATATCCGTTATAAAAGAATGGCATTTCAATTAGGTCTGGGATATTACATTCACCAGATTTTAAATATATCTTTGCTGGATTACCGCCAGGACTTGAATTATTTAAAACATAATCATTAGTATCATTGGGATCATCATTTAAGGCATAAGAAGCAATTCTAAAGTAATTTAAATATGGTGGTTTGTCTGATAAATCATCGGTTTTAAAAGTAAATACAAAAGATAATGCATCTACTGGATTTGTCTCAGAGTTTTCTGTTTGTGTAACTTTTTTATTTAACCAAGTTCCAGATGTAATTACTCTGTTTGTATAATCATCTGTGTATTGTTGAGTAGATAATGTTTCTATTCCATTAGAATACTTTTTTTCATATAAAGACACCCCTACTGAATTAGAACCTGAAGGATTTCCAATCTCAATACGGCAAGCACCAGTTGTTTCAGAAAGTGGTGGACATAATAATTGCTGATCAATATCTATGGTAGCCTGTGCATAAGATTTTATTTTAAATCTACGCTCAGATCTGTTTGGAATTGCGGTGTAGTAATTTTTAAAAGAACCACTTTCTATTTCACTAATACTGTCGTATAATAACTCATTATCTTTATGAATACCAACAATTCTTAATAACTTAGAATCAGACAACCCGATGGTTGATTCATCTATTTTTGTAATATCTGATCCTTCAAACCATATATTATCTGACCCAAATCTTGCATAAGCAGAAGGTATTTCAGGAATGGTTAGAGGTGTAATTACTTGACTTCCTGTTGTAAGGAAAAATGCATTTGATACCCCACCAAGGTCTTTATAATATCCAACATAGAAAGATGTAGATAAGGTATGACCAGTTTTTAAAGTAGTTATGGTTCCATTAATATCTACATTTATTTTATCTGTAGATGACTCTGTTATTGTATAAAACTCAATATAATTTTGTGAAGACTTAGATCCAATAGTTAATAAAACTTTTTTATTTGACGAATAAGTTCCATCATCAAATTTTGCTGCCCAACCACCAACAGAGTCTGGAATAATTGAGTTAATATTTTCAATCTCTAAGTAAGATCCTGACACAAAAGTATATCTGTTGGACGAAGTAAATAACTGAGTATCTAAAATAGATGCATTTTCTGCAAAATATGTTTTTGGCTCTTGTTTATTTTTTATTGTAAGTAATCCATTTTGAATCAAACAATTATTTGCTTCTGTAATGCTCCATGCGGTTCCTGGACCCATATCATACTTATTTATTTCTTTATGACCATCCATAGAAAAATTATAAAAAACTCCACCATTAGAATTAACTATTTCGGACGGTATGCTATAACCTACCCCATAAACAAAATGCTTTAAAGCCTTTTCTCTTGGTAATGAATAAGAATATAAAGATATACAGTCATATTCAACCTGAGTAATCTCAATGCCACTTGGTTTTCCAAAATAAAAATATTCATCACTTGGGTCATATGCAGGGAATAGTGAATCTGGATCAGAAATACTTTTTGTTTTACTTATTCCATTAACAATTAAAGTAATTGCTTCTTTTGAATAATTTGCAACAACGTGAATTGGCTTATTTATTGTGTCAATAGGGACAGATACTTCATAATACTTTGTAGGCTTTCCTAATCTAAAACTAATATAGTCATCTTTTATGTAGATTTCAGTCTTATAAGAAGGTCCTTTATTTACAAGTACCTGTTCTGTGTTGCTTGATGAATTTAGCTTTACCCAAAATTCTAAAGATGAAGAGTTTCTAGAATCTTTTAAAGACATCTTATCTAAAGATGGGACTCTAACATATCCAGCATTATCTGTTATTTTAATAGATTGCTTGCCACCATAAATTAAAGGAAGTCCTGTTTTTACAACATTTGAATATGTTCCTGTGTAATAAGTTCTTGTAGATGAATTAGTGTATGTTCTATACATAAAAGAATCTGGGCGTACTGTATTATCTGTATCATCTAAAGACCAAACAATAGCTGGATTATCTCTTTGTATTAAATCAGAATAGGACATATGGCATCTATTTTATTATACCGCTTTAGAGATCTCGTTTATTTCACAAGCACCAGCAACACAAGCTAAATCTTGCACAGATGTTGTTCCATCAAATGTTTCATAGATTTCAAGCCATTTCCAGTCAAGGTCTTCAGGAGTTTCTGAAAGAAGAACTTCATATTCTTCCTTAGTAATTTCCTGATATGGGGCTTGCTGATATGTATGCTCTGAATAAGGCAAGAATGAAACACCTGACATTTCATCAATGTGTTCAAATACCCAAGCACCTACCGCCATCCATTCATTTTCTTTTACAGATATTGTGATAGAAGGCTTATGTTCTGCCCAATGACGTTGGTATGCAAGCCAGATATCTAGATGCTGTACCGCTGTTAGATCTTGACGAAGAGTTGCACCTTCTGGAGCAGCAATAGGAAAAGTAAAGACCATAGTGTCATTTGGCTTCATTACATCTGGTTCGTGCTTAACTCCCATATCCACCAAGAATGCGGTGATTGGGTCTTTCATATCTCCACGAATAGTACGAGCATAGTATTGTGAGTGCCAAGGATGCATACCTGATGAAGCATTAACAAGTTGAGAAACTGTCCCAGATGGCTTTACACAAGAAATAGCTGTTGCTGGATTAATGCCCATCTTCTTTGCCCAGAAATCATTAACTTCTACTGAGTAGAGTCTAAGTTCATCCAACCACTGAGATAGCTTTTCTACGCCCTCAGAACCATTTAGAACAGGATGTGAGAGCTGACCTGTTAGTGAGACACCAAGTAATCTTTCTTCCTCACAGTTCTTCTGCCAGATTTTTCTTAGATACTTAAAACGGGTAAATGAAGACTGAACAGTTCCAAGAATTGTTGCAAGCTCTACCTTATCCTTTAAAGTCTGTAAGTCATCTGTATCTCTAACTACAACTTCTGTTAGGTTGCAGAATTGGTAAGGACGAAGGATAATTTCTGAACAAGGGTTTGTTCCAAACTCTGCATTTTCTCTACGACCATTCTTTGCTGCAACATTTTGAGCAGCCTGACGACTAAAGATACCACGTTCTCCAGACTTTGAGTCATAGAGTGATTTCCATTCGTCCATAAATACTTCCATAGTTGGCTTTGTGTTATACACAGCAGAGTTATTTGCCAAAGCACGTTGCCCTGAGTATTCCCACCAAGAACCTGACTTTGCTGCAGCCATATTACGATCTTCAAGGTCTGACAAAGAAATCATTGCTGATCTACGAACTCCACCAACAACCACAACTTCTGCAATCTTGCACATAAGGTCGTGTGCCTCTAGTGGAGTTAACTTTCTACCTGCTGCTTGCTTTAGGGTAGCAACTGAAAACTTAAATAGACGATCTAGTGGATCTGGACCAGATGCACGACCACCAAATGTTTTTAGGCGAGCACCTGCTGGACGAACTCCAGACATATCCCAAGATGGTATTTGACCTTGCCACAAAAGTGCAAGCAATTCCTTAAATGCTCTAGCCCAACCTGCCTTAGAGTCTTCTACAACAATAACAGTTCCTGTTGGCTCAAAGTGTTCGCTTACTTCTGGAAGTTGATTAACATAGCGTGATTCAACAGAGTAGCCTACTCCAGTTCCACACATAAGGATATACATAGACTCATCAAATGAACGAAGGCTATCAACTGGTAAGTAAGCACAGTTATAAATACAAGTATTGTCTCTTTCTAGAGCAGGACCTGCTGTCATAAGCCCACGCATAGAAGGCATTACTTTTGTTTCTAAAATAGCATTACGAAGGCTATCCCTAACTGACTGGTCTAAATCAAAGTCGGTGTGCTTCTTTGTAGCCTCAAAAATATAATTTATATAACGGTCAACTGTTTCATCCCAATTCTCTCGGCGGTTATCATCTTCTCTCCATCTTGCGTACCTTGTCTTATGGATTACTTGCTGATATGCCGATGGCAATGAAACTGTCATTTTTTATTTACTCCGTCTATTTTTTAATTCCCCTAAAAGTGGGGTAGTTACTATTGTACCCTAAATAGGGTTTGTGGTCAACAAGAAATCAATGTGATATGATTAACAGATGATAACAATTCAAGAGTTGCATAGATATAAGGATTTAGTTGAACAAGGATTTACTCCTCCAATACCTTGTCCTATGAGTAATGATCATTTACCGCCAGTTCCATTTGTTAAAGATGATGAAGTTGTTATGTGGTGTTTAGAATGTGACACAAAGTTACATTTGGGAGAAAGAAAAATTACACTAATTAAAAAATTAATTGGTAACGTCTGATACTACGACTATCGGACCTTTAAGAATTGTTGAAATAACTCCATTATTGTTCATCTGAATATCATATTCATATATTTTATTTCCAGAAAGTTTTGCTGATTCTGTTGCTGTTAAAGTTGCAGTAACTTCTCCATTAGCACCACTTGTTATGTTAAAAGCAAATGAGGCAACCAGTGTACTCTTGCCTTTTTCTTTAATTTGTCCAGTAAAAGTATGACTTGTAATATTATAGTTAGATCCTCCAGAATCAAGAGATAGGTTAAATGAGAAGGTATCTCCTTTATAAACCCTAAATGATTTAAATCCTGGAAGCACTTTAACCTACCACTACTACGGTGTATTGTCCTGAAGTTGGTACGCTATTTGTGTTAATTGTAACAACACTTGTGCTTGTGTGCAAAACTTCTACTTCAACTTCTGCATAAGGTGAGCCTGTTTCATAAACAGAAACTGTTACTGCTCTTGTAGAAAGACTGTGTGTAACGGTAAATGTCTGAGCTGCTCCGTCACCAATAGTTGTTGTATATTTCTTTGTATAATCTGATAGACCTGTAATGTCACCAGTTGAGTGTGTGTGACCAGCCAAAGATAGTGCTGTTACTGTTGCAGCACTTCCACTGTCTCCAGGAGTTGCTACATACCAGCCATTTGCTGTTTCATTCCAGTAAAGAGAAGCGTTAGTATAAGTTCCACGCTCAATTTCAATACCTGCATCTAATGATGGTGTTGTAGTAACATTGCTATTCAAAATAATTAGATTATCTTCAACCAAAAGTGTTGCTGTATTAAGTGTTGTTGTATCTCCACTTACAGTAAGGTTTCCAGGAACTGTAAAGTTTCCTGAGCCATCAAAAAGTGCTACTGTGCCAGTTGCATCTGGAAGGGTAATTGTACGATCTACTGTTGGATCTACAACAGTAAGTGTTGTTTCAAATGCGTCTGCGGTTGCACCTTCAAATACGATTGAAGTAGGAAGGCTAACAGTTCCAGTAAATACTGGATTGTTGATTGGGGCATATGTACTAGAAGCAGTTGAGGTTGTTAAGTATGTTGATGTATCAAGAGAATATGTATCTGCTGCTGTTTTTACTAAGAAACCCGATGTTCCTGAAAGACCAGCAATAGAAGTAAGGTCTGCATCTAGTGGTTGGTATACAGAAGAAAGACTTGGAATATCTGCTGCGACTAGTGCTCTAAATGTTGGAGCTGCTGCGGTAGCTCCAGTTGATGGACCAGCAAATACATAGTTTGGTGATTGTGTGTCAAGTGTTAGCGTTAGGTTTCCAGTAGATGTAATTGGTGAGTTATTAACTCCAAATACATTTCCTGCTGCAGCATCAAACGCAAGACCTACAGATGTTACAGAACCAGAAGCTAGTTCATCATAGTGAGCTAACTTTACCCAAGAAGAGCCATTATAAAACTCAATTCTATCTGTACCAGTGGTGGTGTAGATCATCCTTCCAACAAAATTACTTGTAGGAGCAGTATTATCTGCATAATCTTCTAATCTAAAATTCTTAGCCTTATTTCCACCAAGGTTAAGATCAACTAAGAACTTCTTCTCAGCCACTATAAATCACCAATTTTCATAAAAATTTAGCTTAAATAAGCTGTACCACTTATCGCACTATTCATAACAATTATAGCAGTATTTGCATTTGTATAAGAAACGTGGGTTTCAACAGAATTGTTTCCACTATCAAATACTGATACATTTGGATAAAAGTTAAGGTTGTGGTTAATTGTCCAAATATATGAACCTGCAAATGGACCAGATGTCTGAATGGTTGGAATACTTGCCTGTGTATGAACAAATCTAACGTGATTTACTGGATTTGCACCAATATCTGGGTAGTCAATAACCACCGCACCAGTTTTACCATTTACAGAAGTTACAGGAATTGAAACATCTGATATAGAAACATTTACATCTAAAGTAGCAATATCATCTGAAACATCAATGCTTGTAACTCCAGTATCAAAACCAACAATTAGATTGCTAACGTCTTGAACGGTATTTACATCTACAGAATCAACAGTTAGATTTGGAGATATTGTAATTGAATCAATAGGATCAACGGTGGTTACTGTAATTGAATCTGGAATAGGCATATGTCTATTGTAACATTAAACGCTTAGAGACATTATTAAAATGTTCTGCTACAATGCTATCCCAGTCATATTCCTTATGGATTTCTGGTGCTTGGTCATAATATTTTGGCAATAAAGTTTCAATGTTTTTTTCAGTATAGGAAATCTTCTGCAAAAGGTCTTCATAATCTGGTTTAAACATAAGTCCTGGATGTGTTATGGTAAATGGATTATGTGTAAGTGTTGATTTAACCATTAGATCACCAACATAGTTGTCATAATCACACCACCCACCTGAAACAATGCTAGGCATACCAGTTCCAAGTGCTTGTAAAGGAATAAATCCAAAACCTTCACCCCAAGATGGATAGATAAGAGCGTGGTGCTGCTTTAAAAGTCTGACCATTTCAAAAGATGTATATGTTTCGCCAATTATATTAATGTTTGGCTCATTATCAAGTTGTGGAATTTCAGCATTATTATATGCCTTTATAGTTAAAGAAACATCTTTTCTACCAGCATATAGTTCAAGAAAGGCGTTAATAGTATCGTAAACATTTTTGCGGTATGCAGGATATCCAATATGAATAAACTTAATAGTATCAGTAAGCTCTCGTTGTTGTGGCTGAAAAGTCTTATCTAATCCGTGTTTAAACACATAAACTTCTTTATCTGTATACTCGCTAAATACATCTTTACAGAATTTATTTGCCACCCAAAACTCATCAACAAGTTCTAACTTTTCATTCCAACCTTTAGGGAATTTTGTTGATTCCCAAGCGGTGTATCCAATTTTATAGGAATTTGGATTTAAAAACTCATAGTTTTCAGGGTGTCCATAATATACTTCAAGATCACAGTTATGTAGCCTGTACCCAACTGAATGATCTGTTCTACCAAGAGAACTTATAATTCTCATACTTCCGTGACCATATCCAATCCACGCAACGTGATTTGGATTGTTAAAACTTATTTTCATTTACTCTACTTTTCTAATTGTTCTAGTCGTTTTTCAATTCTGGCAATAGCATCTTTAATAGATGTTCCAGAATTAGGTCTCATTTCGTATGAAACACATTTTAATTCTTGTTCAATTATACGCATTCTTTCTTGCATTCCAGGACGACCTGGAAATCCTGGTCTTTCTTCTTCACCGAAATAATCATCAAGGAAGTGTATAAATCTTTTAACCAAAAGTGTGGCTTTACGGATACCTACTGCAATAACTCCAATAGCAGTTACTGTAGCTGCTAACATTATTAAAAAGTTAGTTGATTCCATATTTAATTATACACTCCCAAAAAAACTACTTCGAAGTAGTCTTCTTTGCTGTGGATTTCTTTGCTGGTGTTTCGTCCTTCTTTACTGGAGATGGCTTAACAACAGGCTTAGTTTGAACCTTTTTTACTGCCTTTGTTACTTCAGCAGCAACTTCTTCAGGAGTTGACTTACCTGAGATTTTTCCAAAAGCAATATCGTTCTTATTAAAGTAACGGATGGCTACTGGTGCAAGTGCTGCAACTAAAGCATTTAGATACAAATATGGGTCAGTAACACCTGCCATATAAAGAGCAATTACAGCACCTAGGATTGAACGTGCATAGGACTGGATAATTGCTAAGTTTTCTTTTGATAAAGTCATTGACTTATTCCTTTTCTAGTTTTATAATATATGTTAT